AGGATAACAAAGAAGACGGACTTTACGAACGGTGGCATAGCGCAGCAGATGGAGGACACTTGTGTGAGCGTTTTACTTACAAAAATGGAAAAATACACGGACTTTACGAACAGTGGCACGCGGAACAAAGCGGAGGACATTTGTGGCTCCGCTATTCGTTCAATGACGGAAAAGAAGACGGACTTTACGAACGGTGGCATAGCGCAGCAGATGGAGGACACTTGTGTGAGCGTTTTACTTACAAAAATGGAAAACAAGTTTAATACTATTATCGTTTCTTGCATTATGCAAGAAATGCGATTCGGGCTCTACGAAAAATTGAAATCTTGATATAAAAATATCAACACATTTACTTTTACACTTTTGCATTATGACTCTTCTTGACTCTACACTTTTGTCCTTGACCAAGGACAAGGAAAGCTATTTTTCAACTCTTGTCAACGACGTACTTACCATGATCAACCCTTTCATTGTCAATCAAACTTACGAGTATTACGAAGGTGAAACACTCAAAAAATTCGTCATCACGTCGTTTGACAATAAAGTGATGTTAAGAAAAAAGTGGTTCAAAGACGGTCAGCTAAAATCAATCAAGCCATTTAACGGTCTTTACGAAAAATGGTACAGCGCAGCAGACGGAGGGCGCCTGTTCAAACGATGTATTTATCTCAATGGATTGAAACATGGTTTATATGAAACGTGGTATAGCGCAGCAAGCGGAGGACACTTATCTGAGCGTTGTACTTTTGTAAATGGAACCCAAGACGGACTTTATGAATGGTGGCACAGCGCAGTAAACGGTGGACACTTAGTTGAGCGTTATACTTACAAGAACAGAAAACGAGATGGACTTTTTGAAACTTGGTATACTCAAAAAGACGGAGGGCACTTGCGCGAGCGTTATGTTTACAAGGATGGAGAAAAAGATGGACTTTACGAACATTGGCATGTCGCAACAAACGGAGGACAACTACGTGAGCGTTTCACTTGTAAAAATGGAAAACGAGATGGACTTTATGAACGGTGGTATATCGCATCAAGCGGAGGACACTTATTTGAGCGCTATACTTACAAGGATGGAAAACAAGACGGGCTTTATGAAGTGTGGCACACGAAGCAAAATGGAGGACACTTAGCTGAGCGTTGTACTTACAAAAATGGAAAACAAGACGGACTTTACAAATGGTGGTATACTGCAACAGATGGAGGACAACTACGTGAGCGTTATACTTACAAGAATGGAAAACAAAACGGACTTTACGAGCTGTGGCACACTTTACAAAACGGAGGACACTTGAGTGAGCGGCGTATTTACAAGGATGACAACCAAGACGGACTTTACGAACGGTGGCCCGCGAAGCAAAACGGGACGCTCATCTGAGCGTCGTATATACAAAAATGGAAAACAAGTTTGATACGATTATAAAGATTGTTTCTTGCATTATGCAAGAAACTCGACCTTTACGAAAAATTGAGAAAATCACACAACTTTCTCTTTGATATTAGTAGATTCACAATGCCTAAGGAATCGCCCCCATCGCCATCTCGACTTGTCGAGACGATCGATGTTCCATATGGAATTCGTATGGTCCTTCGAGAAGAAGGAAAGAAAAAGAAGAAAAGAGGCAAGAAATACATTTTCGAGAACGCTGTAGTCGACGAATACGGCGAGGAAATCGAAGACCAAGAAGTCGACTACGGTGACCGCGCTGAAGATGTTATTGCGCTCGACGACGATGTCGTCAATGACGACGGTGAAATTGTTGTTGTCGGCCCCGGAGGCGCTAAAGAGAAATATGAAAAAGGCACCGATTACGAATTGAAAAAGGTTAAAACGCAAATAGATGCGAAGTTTTCTAGATTGGCTGACAAATTCGGCTTTCCTATCATCACAGAAAAGCTTGTACCGATCGAAGTCCAGCAACGCGTCTACGAATACGAGACACAATATGAAGGTGTCCGACGTATGAAGCGAGGCCCCTTCGGTCTTTACTTTGTCGAAAAAGGTCCGATGAAAACACTCAAAAAGATTGGCGAAGATTTGCCTCCTCGCTCATCCACCTTTTATGAAAACAATTCAAGTTACGAAATCGCTCGTGTCGTCGAAAAGAAGAACACTTACCACGAGGGTTTGGACTTTGGTGCATTGGTGAAGCACTACGAAGAAGACGCGATCGTTGTTGGCTTTAACAAGGACGGCGTACAAATTGCCTTTATCGCAAGTGGAGATCGTGATTTTGTTTACTACGATGATGGAAATCTCAAAATCGTTGCCAAGTCATCTCGAAAGCCCAAAATCGACAAGGATGTGGTGGTGACGGTTCACGATTTTTATCCGTTGCCGGTAAGCGACAAGCTTCGTGAATTTGTTGTTCAACGTTACATCGACGCCTTCGATCTTATTCGCAAAAACATTATCGCTAACACCGAGCAAAAACCGCTAACTAGACCGCCTCCGTTGACGCCTTTTGATTATTATCATCAGGTGGAACTACGAAAGTGGTACTACGCGTACATTCATCAACAACTTCTTGACAACCTTGACCTCGAGGCGATCAATAGACGGGTAGAAGAAGAAATGCAACAACAAACAGACATTCCTGGTTACATCAAGCGTTGGGGTTCGTTGTTTGCCGACCATGATCTTTTTGCTCACTCCAGCCGCGAGCTTGCTCAAGCCTTGCGTAAATACAAGGAGATCACCGTGGCTGACGCTATGCTTCTTAGTGATCTTGAGCGTGAGACCAAAGACCTCGAAGGCACCGACCTCGCGATGCTCATTTCGCAAGCACTGGAAAAGTATTTTCGTCTTCACCCAGTTGACCAAGGCGTGTTGATTAGAAAATTTGTTGATCAAGCAATCGTGCGTGAATTTGCCTCGACTACCGTACCACAAGCCGATCGTGATGTTTTTGAGGCTACCTACGGCGAAGAAGTACGCAAACTTTACGAAGATTACAAATCGCGATACCTCGTGGACCTCAGGACCTATGAAGCGCAACAAGAAGAGTATGAGAAGATTAGCGCAGAGCTTGCTGTCGGAGAAGGTGCATTTGAAAATCGTAGAGTGGAAAGATCCGCCTTTATCGACGGCATTCGCGACTTTGAGCGTACCATCTACGGTTCAGCAGGTGGCAGCACTGTGTCGTATTTACAAGAAGTCATGATGCCGTATGTCTTTCTCGTAGGCACGCTTTCCAAAAACGCTCGCTTTTTCCGCGCCAAGGTCGCCGCCGGCGATTTCCCCACCAGTCGTTTCGCGTCAATGAACATTGCTCACTTTTTGCCGGAAATCTCGACCAACGAACACCTTACCGTCACGGAGTGGAAGGAAATTGGAGAGATCATCACTATTCACCTTTTCGAAGAAATCAACATGGTCATCAGTTTCTTTGAGACCATGTCAAGACCGTCTCAAAAGAATTTTTATCAAGAACGCATAGATATGCCCGAGCTCAAGCGTTTCCTCATTTCTCTCACCAACGCCTACACCACAAAGAAGACTATTGTGGAAAGCGACATCGATGGTCTTTTACCGAGATACGTTCTTAAGGGCTATCGGCTCGTTCCTACCAAGCCAAACCTCAAAGAGATTATTGTTAAGCAATGGCCAAAGTCAATCCCCAAAGGTTATAAGATAATTCCTCTTGTTGAAGATGTTTCGTTGCCCGCTAAAGAGCAAAAGACCAGTACGCCCGTAGGCATCAAGATCATTACGCCCATAGGCGTAACGTCGACAAAGGCTCTTGATAAGTGGCTAAAGACTGCGCCCAAGGGTATTAAGCTTACCAAGACCGACAAGTCGTCATACAGCTTGAAGATCAAGAACGCAGACAAAAAAGTGCTTGTTGAGCTAAGAAATTGGGTTCGAGAACCTCCGTCGGGCTTTCACGCGGTTTTGCAATTTGAAAAGATCACGAAAAGTCAATCGCAGTCCGAAACTAAGCCCAGCACGTGCGGCGCCTCTGGTTATCGTTACAAGGTGGACGGTGGAAAATACGTTTATCAGAACGGCGAAAAAGTCCTTGAGGAAATTCCCGAGGAGGATCTTGTAATTTGCTATGATCGTGAGCAACGCAAGTATTCTTGTCATTCTTTGCCAGAAATCTTGGTCTCCTTCAGGAAGGGTAATTATCTTAATCCTCACACTGGACAAGATTTCACTGAGAAGTTTGTTAAGAAGATCACAAAGATTTACACAAACTACAAAATGAACGAGCCTCAAGATGTGAAGCCCGAACCGTCGCCGTCACCTTCTTCTCCGTCGCCGTCGTCGTCGCAAACAATTGAAGAAAAATCGGAAATTGAAAGTGATGTCATCGAACGACCTATTCGCGTTCGGCCTTTGTCCGCGGGAACCAAGAAGAAAAAGATTGTAAAGATCGAGGCCATCGCGCTCAAGGGAGACGTCTTTAGAGTAATCACAATGTTTGACGATGAGCTGGTCTTTAATCTCGGCGACGACGAGACTCGCAGCATTTCTCTCAAGAAACCCTCAAAGGCGAATGTTGTTGTGCTTGCATTTGACGCAACCAACCCCAAATCCATCAAGACTCTCAAGTATAAGCCAGATGAAGATCAGCGTGTCTATGTCTATGGTTACAACGCTCAAAATATCAAAAGCATCGACAAGATGACTTATGCGTATCAGGTAAAGAAACAACTCAACAACAAGGTTGAGGTTTTTTACATGAACTTTCCCGACGAGGAGGAAATTCGCGACGCGCTAGGCGATATTCTTGTCGATATGGAAGGCCTCAGTGTTGAGTAATAAAAAAAATGAAAAAAACACTTCACAAAATGTGAAGTGATACAAAATGTCGAAACGTACTAGTGACGATCGAGTTTCAGCACCCGCCAAAAGACTGCGACCGGAAAATGAAGAAAGCGTGTCTCTTTTGAATTTTGATACATTGTTACACATTTTCAGGTATGTGTGTTCGTTTGAGAGTTCTGATGTTGTTAAGAGTTTTGCATCAGTCTGCAACGGATGGTATTACGTTGCTGTCAAGTCACAGCTGACTATTCCCTATGGCAGTTTACTACAAAACTACCGTAACGAGGTCAAAGGCTTGTCTATCACTAGCCAAATCAATGATTCACAACTATCGTCAATGACGTCATTGAGGTTTTTAAAATTTGATAGCATACTGACAAATCATCTTATTAATACTTTAGCCGTGCTTCCGAATCTCAATCGACTAATGCTTAATAATGATCAAAATTCTAAGTTTACCTTAACCGCACAAAAAAATCTATCAAAACTGACCAACTTAACCCAATTAGCATTGTATTACAAATCGGGGCTATCTACAATGCCTAATGTAACTTCTCTGACAGTTCTAATAGCTCTGAACATCCGCTTGCTAGATGCGATGCGAATATTCGAGGGGACGCCATTGAATTCCATAGTTCCCAACTTAAAACATTTACATCTGGAAACGACGTGTGATGTTTATACTTCAAACGATTTTTTCAGTCAGGCGCCTATTAGCTTATTGAGCATTACATCAAGTAAAAAGATTGATACAGAGAGACGAGAAGTGTTTCGTTTCCCAAAACTGCCGCCAAATTTGGTACAATGCGATATTCTGAGTGGGTTTGCATGTTGTATACTTGAAAATACACTAAATTTTGAAGGAAAATCGCCCCAAGAGATTAAACAGCTAGGCAACTTGAAGAACGAATCAGATAATCATCACTATCCGATTTTCGTTTATTGTTCTCGTTTGTTTGCAATTAATCCAAGAGTCTCGATCGATCAATACTACGATGCTTTAGTAAAATTTGTAAGCTATGGCGTGGATTTGAATGTCCAAAACGCTTCGCTATTTACTCCCTTAACTTGGATGTGTACCAACTGTCCGGCTACGCACTTGAGGAAAGTAATAGAGTTATTCGTAGATAATGGAGCAGACTTAAACAAACAAATCTTCTGTCTGAACACAAATAAGCTCATGATGTATACTACATGTTTAGATACATTACTTCGTAGGTACGGAACACAAATCAATCAAGACGATAATACGCTCGATCAACTGTTGGAGTGTATCTCGTTAGTCTTGCGCAAAGGCGCGAATTACATGTATGATTTTAAATCATATTCGGGTTACAACGATACTAATACTGTTGTGGTCGCTAGAGTGATGAAATTGTTGAAAGTGATAGTACCTACGTCGTACTTTGATCAATTGTGGAAAGATGCACACTCAGAAAGTTTCTATATTGATTTCTTTACTAATCTTCCCCGCATTCAATCTGTTTTCAATGAGATGGAAGTGTTATCAGAAACTGGGAAGCAATATCTAAGCAAATTGTATCAATATGTAGATCAAGATGACATTACACTTATTGGACCTTTACATAAATCGGCTCAGATAAACGTTGAGCATATCAGTTCTTATCTGGATAAGCTACTGACTGTCACAGCCAAATTCGAATTTCATGGTAAAAAATGTATTTTTTTGGCAAATAATCTCAATCGCGTGAAGCCCCAGTTTTTCTACGAGTTATTAATCAGCTACAACTTTTTCCCCAAACTCGCTGCTCAACAAGACGGATTAAAAAAATTAATCAAATTTCGAAGCGATTACTTAGTACATATATATATGTATAAATACATTGTGAATGCGCCTATACATTTATCCGACCTTTACATAATCGTACCAAAGCTAATAGAATATATTTGTAAATTTGGTATCATTACTCAAATACAACGCATAAAAACAATACTACAAGATGATTGGAAAAGGTATTTCCACAGAAAATCAAATCTAGCCATCAGCGCGCCTCAAACCTGCGTACATCAATTAGATTCGTTGAATGAAAGCGAACAGTCGATCGTTGATCCATTCCAGCCACTTTGTGTACTGACTATGTGTCTCGATGCTGAAAATTACACATTAGCCACCGAGTTGTTGAAATGGGACGACATTCATCTGATGTGTGATCTTGATTATTTGTATAAGTATGCAGCTTCAAAATCCTACTTCCATTATATCAAGGTATTTATAGACTTGTTGTTACAGAGACCACATAGGGTCACATTTTATTGACACTGAGTCGAGTCGAAAAATCACTTCTAGAAGTGATTTTGTAAACGCAAACAAGTGATTAGACGCAATCGGTATGTTCAATTGACTGAGGTATGATCACCTCGTCAATGTAACCTTGATTTTCCCTTGCCTTCTTCTCAATCAACTCTCTTAACATAAAGTCTGCGGTGGGACGTCCATCGGATCCTTCGGGCTTCTTCATCAAAAGATAGTAAACATCAACAAAACGCTCATCCACTGGCAAATGCGCGTGCGACTTATAGCGAGCGCCTCGACCGATGATTTGTTCTTCGCTGGTACGGTTCCATCCAGACTCAAAGATAATAAGATTTTTTGTGCCCTTGAGGTCAAGACCTTCACTACCGGCCTTAGTGATGAAAAGCACATTAACCTTGCCCGTATTGTAAAATTCCACTGCCGCTGTTCTTGCCGCGACAACTGTCTTACCAGTGACTTCCACATAGGGAATCTTCTCAGTGGTAAGCTCATCCATCATTGTCTGTACGCCTTTTTCCACAAACGCCGAATAAATCACCGTCTTCTCGCCTTCCTTGACTTTGTTCACTACCCAGTCACACTTGGGGCAACTGGTGATAGTATTTGCTGCTTGACGCATGCCAGTCAAAAATCTCCACGGATTCTTTTCAGCCGCACCGGGATTGGTGCGAAATTCGATTTTCGTGTATTCTTCGTAGAACTTCTTGTCCATGACAAGTTCGACATAATGTTCGCGAACTTCAGGATAGTCTGTAGACGGAGGTCGTTGGTAATAACTAAACAGACATCTGATCGATCTTTCTTCAAAGCCCTTGGCAATAGAGATCAAATTATTGATATCGTCCGGTTCATTGTAGATAGGCGTGGCGGTCATCATAAGAATCTTGTTCATGTGACGGCCACAGGCAATCGCAACCTTTGCGCGAACGCCTTCCTCCTTACGAAGGTTATGTGCTTCGTCAATCACCATCATTGCATTTTTCGGGCAATCCGTTTTTGAGTACTTGTTGGTGAATCCCTGAAGAGTATAAAATTCATAACGAGGGTCGGGAAACTTTGCTCCGTAGGCCCGAATTTCCTTCTTAAAATTCTCTTGCAGCGAGACTGGAGTGATGATGTATACCTTGTCTTTAGGATTCTTGTCAAGATAACACTGAGTAGCACAAACTGCTGCAAGCGTCTTACCTGAACCTACCGACCAGAAAAGAATAAGGGCACGATTCTTCTCAAGGTACTCTACAGCTCGAATCTGATGAGGCTGTAGTGGAAGCTTGCTACGACTAATACAGTCAAGTGCGTGTTTTGCCTTTTTGGGAGACTTCTTGGGTTTGACGTCGTCCACGACGAATTCCAATTCTGTAGACTCGTCGCTTGATTCTTCCTCATCCGACGAAGACTCGGACGAGTTTTCCTCGCTCGACTCTTCTTCCTTTTCCTTGCGTTTCTTCTCCGCCGCCTTACGCTTCTTCTCCGCCTTACGTTTCTTCTCCTCTTTGCGTTTCTTCTCTGCCTTACGCTTTTTCTCCTCCGCCTTTTTCTTTTCTGCCTTCTTCTCTTTGAGTTTCTTCTCTTTGAGTTTCTTAACTTTTTCTACCTTGGATTTTTTGCCCTTGATGAGGTCACTGCAAAGCTCATCAACATTGCGTAGTTTGGCCTCAGACTTCTTATAACCCAACTTCTTTGACATCTTAACTAGTTCCTCCTTGCTATATGCCTTAGGGTACTTCTTCGACACTCGCGGACCACAAGGTCGGCCCTTAAGCTTTTTCGCAGATGTTCCGGTAAGACCTTCACAAATTTCATCTATTGTGCTCTTCTTAGCCTTGGGGAGATCATATTTGAGCTTTTTCACAGCAAGCTTGACAAGTTCATCTTTCTTATAAGCGTCGGGGTTCTTTTTCGACACCCGAGGTCCACACGGTCGGCTCTTGTACTTCATTAATTGTGATAAAGAAAAAATGAATTATAATTAGGAAAAAGTTACCACCATTACCCTTCTATGTCATCATTCAAAGACTTTGTTTCTTCACTTCTCCGTCGAGGAGGTATCAACCAAAAACACGTTAATCTTTTTCTCACTGAAGAAAACATGAAAACCTTCCAAAAATGCTTTACTCATTCTAGCTTTGATTCGAAAAATAACTATGAACTCTCAGAGTTCATTGGTGATGGTTTGCTCTCGGGTTGTATCGTCGTCTATATTACACGTCGTTTCCCCAAGGTGATTAATGTAAAATGGCAAACACGTATCAAGCATAATCTTACTAGCAAAAAGATGCTGGCAAAGCTTGCTATTGAGGTTGGTATGGAGAGATTTGTTCGTTATGGTCAAGCAATGAAAGATGAGATTGAGAAGGAGCCTGACCTTACGATCAATATGAAGTACATTTCGATGATGGAAGATGTGATGGAGTCTACACTTGGCGCGATCATGAAGATCATCGTTGATTCTGGAAAAAGTTACGGCATTGGGTTTGAAGTTTGTCTTAATCTTGTTTCAACGTTTTACGACAAGTTAGAGATAAAACTTGACTACAAAGTACTTTTTGATGGTGTTACTCGTCTTAAAGAGATGTACGAATCAAAGGTTCGTGATCTTCGATGGCCAACAGCAGAAGCACACATGGGCGAAATATATGATTTGCAAGAAGTTTTGCGAACAGAAGAAATGTCAGATGATGCTCGTAACGAACTTACCAAAATTATTGAGAATCGTATGAAGACCTTTGATTTTTCACGATCGCCATACGTCATCACTAAACTCGCAAATGGAAAATTCAATGTCGACGTTTATGGTTGGCCTCTCGGAGACAAAAAACCCAAGAAAGCAAATAGAAAATTTCTCGCCAAGGCTCTTGGATCGACAAAAGATGAAGCAAAGGCCTTGGCGTCTAGTGAAGCTATGAAAGTCTTGGATGAAACTTATCATATTCACGAACGCGTCATCAGTCCCTACGAGCTTTCTGAAAAGATATGAATAAAAATAACTTGATCACAAATAAATTGTGATCGATCCCAACCATGAAAATTGTAATCAACGACGAAGACTTTGAAGCCTTGCCCTATGACGATCCCCAATCATTGCTCTTACGCTACGCCGCAGGCAAAAAGAAAGACTATCGTTTTCTTCGCTTTGACCAAGAAGATTTTGACATTACGTCATCAACGGTATTAAAAACGCGTGATCTTAAGAAGAAAATCAAAAAGGCCTCAACGTTGTCGTCGATCTTTGATGATGACCTTAAAAAATATTCACTAATCAGTCCGCGAGAAGTTATTGCTCAATGGCTCCATGTGAACGGTAAGGTCGATAACAAAGGTAAGGTTGATGTAAATACAGCAACACTCGACGAAATTAAGCGTCGTCAACCAAGTCTCGATACACTATCCAAACTTGACCTTTTGGTCTCTGATGAAAAGAAGCGTAATGAACAAATCAACTTTCAAGTCGAAAGATTCATCAAAGCGGAAAATAAGGCTCGTAAGATCATTTCCACACTTGAACCTGTCAAAACCAATCCTTTCGAGCTGGAAGAGGTCATTCTCAATATCAAAATACACTTTCCTGAAGGTGAAAATCTTTTGGACATCTTTGACGCGATCGAAGTTTCAGAAAAGATTCCCTTTGTAATTCTTGCTTACCGACACCGACTCTACTACAAAGTATACAAGCATCTTAAATTACCTATGAGTTGGATCGACGCGGCACTACCTCCGCGCGTAAATGCAATCTATTTCAAACTTCTTAATGTTCCGGTGTCTCGTCTGGGCTCAAGAACCTTGCTTTTTGAAAATCTTTATGCAGACGGTATGTGGACGTCTACAACGGAATTTGCATCAACAATCACTGTAGACTTTAAAATTCGACAGACCAATATGAAGGAACTTATACTTAGCGCGATCGGTGATCGTCTTCGCTATGAAGTTGTTGAAACTCAGCAAGCGGGTATCAAAGGTTACTTTTCACTAGACAACTTTAAATTGGATCCCGTAATCTTCGCGGATTTGATTGAAAAAGACGAACTTTATCGCTATTTCTGCTTTGTCAACGAACGCGAAAAGACTAGCCTCATCAAGCCAAGATTCTTTGTTTACATTACCCCTGGCGAAGAACATGATATTGATGCTAGCTTAGGCGTAACCTTTGTGCCTACGCCTGATCTTAGCAAACTCAATATTCGTATTACTCGAGCTCGAACTCTACGCCAAGCATTATCGACACAAATTATTATTACCTATCTTCTCGCACAATACAATGAAAAGGCGGAAAGTATTAAAAAGATCTACAAATCGATTATCGGAAGTGAACTCTTTGATCGCGCGCAACCTAAAGTTGCTGCCAAAGAAGATAAGAAGACTGGACGTCGCGTCAAGGCATTGCGTGACGTCGACGCGGATCTCTTTCGTACTCGCTATCCAGATCAATGTCAACGAGAAAAACATCCATACCATATTAAGCCTGATGAGGTAAATAAGCTTGTTAAGCGTCTTGGAGGTGACGCTCATAAGGTTATGCTTTTTGAAGGTCATCATTACGCATGTGACCCTCGAGAGACCGATGATAAGATTACCGATCCCGAGCATCTTTGGCCAGGCCTTAAGCGTAACACCAAAGGCGACAAGGACTTCATCACAAAACATCCACTACTTCCATGTTGTTATACCGTCGATCAATACACCAAGAAGAGTAGTGAGCTGCGTAAATACGTCGACCGTAAAAAAGGCGGAGGTGATGAAGACGCTAAAAAACCTACTGCACCGGCAGAGCGAGGCCTTACATATATTGTAAGTTCACACAACAGAGTAGATGAAGGACGCTTTGGAGAAATGCCATACAATTGGAATAAACTTTTGAATCTTCTCAATTTTCAACGAGTTACAAGAATGAAGCAAAACTTTTACCCTATTGTCCGCAAAGGCGTTAAACTTTCGCCGGACAGCTTTATTCATTGTCTTCGTCAAGCATTTAGCGATAAGGATGAAGTAAGTGAAATTAGAAGAAAATGGGCGGCGATGGATCTTACCGTGACTAGACAGGAAACTGTAGGTATTACTACACATGCGTTGGTGGAGATGCTCAATGACAATACTCGCTACGTCGATCCTGACCTTTTCATCTCCTTGGCCAAAGAATACTACGAGTGTAACATTTTGCTCTTTCTTCTTGATAGCAAGCATCCATTTGGCGAAATTGTTATACCTCGACACCAACGAGCGTATCTTCACCAAGAGCTTAACAGATTATTGCCAACGGTGTTGATTCTTAAATACGGTGACATCGAAAACGAAGATTTCCCCTATCAGTGCGAACTCATCACCGAGGTAGAAATTGAGTCGAATAAGTTGGTCAAGGTTAATTCGCTCTTTGTTTTTTCTCCGCTCATCGACGCGTGTTTTTCGCTTTTCGTCGAGACCAATGATGTTATCGAAGTAAAGATTGATGAGTAAAATATAATTATCTTCTTGTTGATTTATAACAAGAAAAATGCAACGCCGTTCGAGTGTACTACGCCGTGATCGTACGCTTGATACCGTAGACTCTAAGCTCGTTGACGTATTACCTAAGGTTTCTATTCCTAGCGCTGAGCCTCGAGTACGAGGATCTATTGTCTACAATACTCAAGACGACGGTATTCTTAGTGACATTTGGTATTCGGATGGCACAAGATGGATTCCACTTTCCTTAGGCCCACCTATTGATGCTGCTTACGCTTATGCCGAAGGTCATACAAATCTCGTGATCGCTCAAAGCTCAGCAGTGACATATTCATCAGGCACGATAATCAGCGAAGGCTTTACCAGCGTGCCGTCGACCAATGAATATTCATTTGTTGTCGCCTATAGTGGCGTTTATGAGTTCGATTTTTACGTAGCTGGAGTAATTAGCTCTATTGACTTTTCTGTAGAAATACAGTTTGCCGTTCTCGTCAACGGCGAACTACTCGGTCCACAACACGTATTTAGAAGCGGAATAACCGATTTTAACTTTGCTTATGGTCAACGCGTGGCTATTGGTCATGGCCTTATTGAACTTGTTGAGGGTGATGAAGTCTTTCTTGTTAATAACACGTCATCATTTCCCATCACGGTATCTGCAGTACCTCGTGATATACTTACTCCGCCTCGTCCAGCTCCGGCAGGAGAAGTTGGAGCAAACATTGCATTTTCTCTTAGACGCATTTCATAAAAAACTTGAGCTACTGTAGCGATGAATCTTTACAATAATTCGAACACGTATAGGGTATACCGTGAAATTCAAGGCGATAGTAATATCAAACACACGTCGACGGTTTTACCAAAAATTTTAGTTCCCGAGTCTCAGCCTCGACCTCGAGGCGCAATGGCCTATGACGTTGACAGTGATGAATTGTGGTACTCCAACGGTCTGCAGTGGCTTCCACTTTACGCATACACTCATCACGTCTACGCCTACGCTGAAGGCACGAGCGAAATGATCGTCGCCACTGACACCGACGTAACCTTTGATCGTTGTGACCTTACATCCGGATTTTCCACAACACCACCAGGCACGACTTTTGTTGTCGGTGTCAGCGGCGACTATCGTTTCGCGTATACTGTAGTAGGATATCCTGGAGCAAATACTGCCCCTTTGGAGTTTTCAATTTACATCGATGGCGTAAGTGCCGGCCCCGAATACGAATTCAGAGGCGGACGTGTAGTAGTCGCAGGAGATTCAACAATGATTACTGGTCGTGGCATTATCTCTCTTGAAGAAGGAGAAGCCGTGACCTTTCGTAATCGAACTTTTGTAGGCGCGTCTTCGGTAACGCTTACTGCATCACGAAGTTTTTCACTTGAACTTATTGGTTGACCGTACAATCGTCGCATTAAAAATTTTGCAATTATAAATGAATACGCATATAAGTCGTGACCGCGATTTTGATTTTCTCGACATCAAAAAACTCGCGGTGTTGCCAAAGATCGACGTGACCATTGCTCAACCTCGACCTCGAGGCGCGTTGGCATATAACGTCAATGATGACACTATTTGGTATTCTGATGGTGTAGAGTGGAAACAATTGGTCACAGGATTCGCTAATGCTTATGGTTATGCAATTGGTGCAAATGACGAGTATACAATCGATGCAGACGCTGACGTTGTATTCAATCTCGGCGCCACTCCATCTCTCAATCTTGGTGACTTTACCGATAGCACAACTTTTACCGCAACCATGCCCGGCATCTATCAATTCAATTTATATGTGATAGGCAATGCAAATCTTGACGACGAACGAGTGATGTTGTGCTTTGCAATATACGTTAATCACTCTAGTGTCCAGGAATTCAAAAGTGGAGTGAACATCAACTCGGAGTCTCAACTTGTCTGTACTGGAGATGGAATGATCACTCTTCGAGCAGGAGATGAAATTACTTTACATAACAGAACAACTACTGTCTTAGGTGATCAAACTGCTGTTTATGTACGACCTGGAGCGGCATTTGGCGGAGACAATTGTACTAATCGCGCACTCACTCTACGTCGACTTTATTAACTTTGTCTACTGTACAACAACGTCAAACGTTGTTGACGTCGTCCATACATGACGTCAATCGTAAGTATCGTAGTTTTAGTCTTTGCGTTTATTCTTTTGTTTTATCTCTTTAGACGCTATTATTGGCGATTTCAGCTAGTCTATAACAAATCTGTGCTCTCTATTTACACGCCGGATTATTTCGAGTCAAATTCGGATCTTTCTGAACTTGAGGCTCGAGGTTTTGAAAATATGAAGAATGTGCGATGTGTGATTGCGTCGATGGTAAGAGACGTTATTCATGAAGTACCAAGAATGAAAGAAAAAGTCGAACGTTTGGGCAAACGCTTCAACGACTATGTTTTCTTGATAGTAGAAAATGACAGTAAAGACGGAACGCGTGAAGCGTTACTTGAGTGGGCCAAAGAAAATCCACGTGTGGTGATCTTGGGATGCGGTGTTAACGTTGATCACTGTAAGTTGAATTTTGCGAAGACCGACGGCCACAACATCGATCGTAGACGTATTGAGAAAATGTCGATTTTACGCAATATCTATCTTGACTATATACGTGAACATTTTTCAACATGGAATTATGCGATTTTTTGGGATCTTGACGCCTTAGGCTCAGTCTACCATGACGGTATCGCAACAAGTTTTGCGTATTTGCAAGATCAGCCGTCGATTGACGTGATGTGCGCCAACGGTATTTACGAGTCGGGTCCGGTGAATTTTTACTATGACACTTACGCTCACGTCGACGCTAACGACACATTTGACATTGAGTCTAAAGAACAGATGGATTATTACAAGCGATTGTGGTCAGCGCGTTACACTCGAGGAGATCCACTTGTCGATGTCAAATCGTGTTTTTCAGGTTTTACTATCTATCGAATTTCTGCTGTGACTATACCTACTGTTCATTATGATATGTCAGGCGAAGATAACCTTGAATGTGAACATGTACGCTTACACGGTAAAATGTTCGGGCGTAAAGTCGTCAATCCATCAATGATGCATGTCTTGTTGCATAACCCATGAAAATCAAAATCAAAACCAATAAAATTATTGGTTCTATTTAATGGACTCGAAGTATTTTCCACTTTTGATTATCGGGATTCTTGCAGTGATTCTTGTGCTCGCAGTAAATTGCGCGCCAACGAAGAGCAAATTTGGTTTTCAACAACACACCGGAGAAAACGCACCGACCGTCCCCAACAAGAGTCGTGGTTACTATCAATTCATGGGTCCGTCGCAGCCACTAGAAAATGCATATCATCAATGCATGGTAGATGACTGCAACGCCGACTACTTTAACTACAAGTGTCGACAGAAGTGTTACGTGAAGACCATGAAAAATGGAACAATTGATCGCGCCGACTACCTTTGCTGGCAACACAAGAACAACGAAGATGACTACTATGAATGTCTCGATGGCGTCTATGGTAACTATAAGTGGGCCGACCGTGGCACGGGCACTGCGGGAACGTGTCCTTGTGATAACGGTAATACCGGTGTCATTCGTCCTGACGGTCAATGTTTGTGTCCACCTCCAACTCCTCTTAACGATCGTTACCCTCGTGACAATGAGTGGAAACCGGTGACGATATAGACGGTATTTTACAACTCGATGAGTTGTAAAAAATTGAAATCATAATATCAAAACATTTACCCTTTTTTAGCTTTACATTCACAAATGAATCACCCCGTTAACACTACGCTTAGTATGCTCGCCGAGGACAAGACGAGTTATTTTTCGACGCTTGTCCTTGATGTCGTGGACTTAATCAACCCTTATTTGTTTCAAGAAAATTACACATATTACGAAGATCGATCGCCCAAGAAATTGGTGATCGTTTCTCTTACGACCAATGAAATAGTGATGATACGAAAGTGGTTCTCTCAAAAAAACGGAGGACACGTGTTCAAACGTTGTCCTTACAAGAATGGAGAAAAAGACGGACTTTGTGAACGATGGCACACGAAGCAAGATGGAGGACACTTGTGCGAGCGTTTTACCTCCAAGGATGGAAAACGAGATGGACTTTGTGAAGAGTGGTACAACACAGCAGACGGAGGACAACTACGTGAGCGTTTTACTTGTAAAAATGGAAAACAAGACGGACTTTACGAGCTGTGGCACACGAAGAAAAACGGAGGACACCTACTTGAGTGTTCCACTTTCAAGGATGGGAAAGAAGATGGTCTTTGTGAACGGTGGCATACTCAAAAAGATGGAGGACAACTACGTGAGCGTTGTACTTACAAGGATGGCAAACAAGATGGACTTTGTGAACGGTGGTACGCTAAAGAAGATGGAGGACACTTATCCGGGCGTTGTACTTACAAGAATGGAGAAGAAGACGGACTTTGTGAACGGTGGTACGCTAAAGAAGACGGAGGACATTTATCCGAGCGTTTTACTTGTAAAAATGGAAAAGAAGATGGACTTTACGAACAGTGGCACACGAAGCAAAACGGAGGGCACTTGCGCGAGCGTTTCACTTGTAAAAATGGAGAAAAAGATGGACTACATGAACAATGGTTCATCTCAGAAGATGGAGGACACTTGGAATTTCGTTATACTTACATAAATGGAAAACAAGACGGGCTTTGTGAAGAATGGTACACTCACGGAGATGGGGGACACTTGCGTAAACGTTATTCTTTCAACAATGGAAAAATCCATGGATTTTGCGAAGAGTGGCACAATCAAGAAGACGGAGGGCACTTATTTAAGCGTTTTACTTACAAGGACGGAAAAGAAAACGGACTTTATGAACAGTGGCACACTTTACAAGACGGAGGACAACTAGGTATCCGTTTTACTTACAAGGATGGAAAAGAAGATGGACTTTGTGAACGATGGCACTCGCGAGAAGATGGAGGACACTTGCGTGAGCATTTTACTTGTAAAGATGGAAAACGAGACGGACTTTACGAAGAGTGGCACAGCGCAGCAGACGGAGGTTATCTTCGTCGTCGTTGGTTCTATC